CAAATCCAAGGCACGAGTCCCATCTTGAGACCGTCGAAATCCAGAACAGTGGGATCCATATGAATAGTAATCTCATTCATGTAGTGCCCATACAGTTCTTTGAGGGCACAGACCTTTAATGTGTTCTTGAAGTAGATGTCGTGATTACCTGGAACGATGTCCATGGTGATCCCATACTCACGCAACTTCTCAAGGAAGTGGAGTCGGTGGGCATTCAGTGCTTTGTAGTTTACGAACCGTCTGTGCTCGAGCGCATCGCCCAAGTGGACGATGTGCTTGATTTCATTTTCGAGCAGGTAGGGAAAGAACACCTTGGTGTAGAAGTCGTCCTGATTCTGTATGAAAATGTCAGACGAGTTCCTGATACCGCAATGTGTATCATTGAGAAACGCGATTTTCATTTATCAGTCTCCCAAGAAGTCAGAGAGATCGGAATCTGTAATTGCGACTCTCTTATTTGTCATCTTCTTTTTCTTCTGATAGGTATCGAACTTCTGGTCCTTGTCCTTGACGTCATCAATGCGGCGTCTCAGATTATCAATGAAGGACTGCACGTGCTTGGCGACTTGAGGATCCTCGTCAGCATCCACCATAAACTCATCAAGAGATGACTCTGCAATGAATCGTAGTTTAGCATCTTGCACCTTCTTCTCTTTCTGGATTCGGCGAATGAACGCGAACCATGCGATCTGGGTGAAGTATCCGAAAGCGTTGGGTTTGCCAGAGCGAGTGGCGTTCTCGACGTTGTAGTTCTTGATCGCCTTCAGGCAATTCTCAACAGCGTCCATGACCATCTCTTCACGATAGGAATAACGGACAAAGTTTGACTTTCGGGAAAGACCTTCGCAAATCTTGAGAAAGCACTCAGCGATATATCTGGGGACAACTGGCACCTCTTCTTCTGCGTCAATTGCCTCGTTTGCTGCTGTCACATATTCAACTACAGCATTCGAGAAGTCTCGATTATTGACATAATGTGGACGTTCACTTGGTTTCATAATACAACTCCATTAAATAATACACTCTATTGTACTCATTCAGACTCTTCTGTCAACAACCTTTTTCGATTGATCGAGACAACATTAGTTGTGGAAGGATCCTTCGTAGCAGCACTGCTTGTTGGTTCCCAATCCTGCTTTGCCAGCATCAGTTCGGTCTGTATTTGCTCGACCGAACCCATATACTGTTCCAAGATCATTGGAGAAGGAATGGTGACGCAAACTACTGACACAGGATTCAAAGATACGGAATTCTCGAGGTCGTCTGTGTATGATATGAACGGGCGCAAGAGATAGAATGACTTGGTGGCGTCAACCACATCATACTCTTCCGGATCCAGAGGTTCCATTATGAGTGCATTCTTCACAACAAAAGTTTCAATGCTGCTCTCAATCATCTCTGCCAGCATATCGTCGCCGTTCAGCAACTTGAATTGTACAATTGAACCTTGGTAGTGCTCACTCATATTGTCACCTTATGAAGTTCAAAGTCGAACTTCTCCTTGTTGTACATTTTAATTCGCTCACCTGAGTGATTCAGGGTGAAGTTCTTTTTTGATTCCCACTGGAGGTCGTCTGCAAGGTCGTACAAGACCGTATCTTGTCCGTTGTCTGCTTTTCGGAGTCCTCTCCCAATAGACTGGAGAACCTTGACTTGGGATTTGGAAGGACTTGCAAAAACAATATTATGGAGGTTCCTAATGTTAATACCAGTAGAAAAAGTGCCGAGACTTGCCACAATGATAGCATTATCCGATCCCTCAACTATTCCACGGATCGCCTCACGGTCAGTTACATCTGTACCGCCATGAACGTAGAAGCATTTATCCGATAACTCCTTGATCATCTTATACAACACCTCGCCGTGTTTCTCCACATACTGATAGAGAACGAGAGTGTTACCCCTTTGTGTAACAGCGAGATTGCGTATAAACTTGTTTCTCGCTTCGTGCGAAACCAAGAAGTCGATTTCTTCTTGGTACTTAAATTCAGATACCATTCTACGCATTTCTTTTGGGTAGTCAAGCAGCAGTACCTGTATGTTCAATTTGGCAAGAGTACCCTTATCCTGTAGATCACGTGTGAAGGTCACTCTTTTGGTTGGACCAAATAGTCCTTCAAGCACCAGTTTATTCACCTGCGTGCCATCCAACGTTCCTGTTGTACCAAAACGATACTCTGCTTCGGTGCACTTGTTCATGAGTGTCGACAACGACTTCGCTTTGAACAGGTGGCACTCGTCTCCGAACACACAACCGAACGCATCGAACCAATCCTTACCCAGACGATAGACTGACTGCCAAGTTGTAATTATGACACGTTTCTTTGTCGCCTTGTCCTTGCCCGAGTAGATGCGGTGTACATCGTTCTCAACATCAAACCCATAGTCCTCGAAGTCTTTGTACATCTGCTCCACGAGAGAGGTCGTCGGCACAACGACAAGAACGCTCTTGTCATAGTTGTCCGTATACCAACGCATCAGGTTGTAAATGATAAACGACTTACCAGAACCTGTTGGAGAGAGAAGCAAACAACGCTTTCTCTCGATACCATGAGTGATCGCGTCATACTGATAGTCACGAGGCGGGAAGGGCATCTTCCACATCGCCTGCGATGCTACCAACTTCTGATGATCTACCGTGTTTGTCTTGTTTGGCAGACCATAGGGCGAAAACTCCATCTTAATGTGATAGTGACGATCAGCGGCGAACCTACAGAGTTTAGTATACAGTCCAACATTCAACTCACAGGTCAAACTATTGAACAGTCGTATCTTTCCGTCCCAAACTCGCTTGCGGTAGGCGGGCATAAATTTATACCCTGGGGCGAAAAATGAGAAGTATTCCGCCAACTCTGCACGGATACCTGCTTCACACACTACTGCCATATTGGAGTGGTTCTGAAGTTGTACTGCTATTGTTTTATCCCTCATCGGGTTCTGTTGCCTTATTATGTGTCATAAATCCAAAATCCTAATGTTTCATTTGTGCTTCACATTATAGTCGTGTATTGCTGCTTTGATTGCATCCTCTGCCAGAACTGAGCAATGTATTTTTACTGGGGGTAATGATAGTTCTTTTGCGATATCTGTATTACGGATTTCCCAGGCGTCTTTGAGACTTTGCCCTTTGACCCACTCTGTGAGCAGAGAAGAAGAAGCAATAGCACTACCACACCCAAAAGTTTTAAACTTGGCATCGACAATAACTCCATCCTCAACCTTTATTCCGAGTTGCATTACATCACCACACGCGGGAGCACCGACGAGACCAGTGCCTACGTCGGAGTCGTCCTTGTCGAGTTTCCCTACGTTGCGGGGATTCTCATAGTGATCCAGAACTTTGTCTGAGTACGCCATTAGACTACCAGAGGATCTTCAGTAAGAGTGATAGTGTAGGTTTGCTCGGCAGGGAAATACTTGCGCAGAGTCTCGAGTTTCTCGTCTGCCTCTGCCAGTTTACACAACTGTTCTTCGACCGCCCCAACGAGGTCTGGGTGCTCACCGATGCCAACTGGGTTAGAAATGTAGACTTCGACGTTTGCCTTCGCAACTTCAACCTCGCCGACCAGTTTATGCTCAAGTGCCTTTAAAAGTTTACTCATCTATCCATACTCCGTTTGTGGTTAATTTATAACATCCGATGTATTCGCTGGGCAACCTATCGCCCCACTCTTGTATATATTGATTCCCTTGCAGGGGATTGCCTTCTTATCCACCTGCTTCAAACCTCCGAGTCTCGATGATGTTGCGGATAGTCTGGTGTCTCCACCGCAGAGTATCCATCATCTCTTTCAACGCATCTACCATAGTTTTATAGTACATGATCTTTGCCTCAGATGCTTGAATGTCCTTGTCAGACTCATACCAATAGTTGAGATCTGACTTCATCATCTTGAGACCGTCGAAGGGATCTGGTTCCCAACCATGCGCCTCTGTCTCTTCTTGAGACAACTTGCCATTATACCAAAGAAACTTATCCTTCAACAAGACCTGTTGTTGGTCCTGTGCACGTTTCAGAATAAGTTTTGCTTGTGTAATGTAGTTGAGATATTTGGCGTGTAGTTTAGGTGTATCTCTGGATGCTTCATCAAGGTTATGTCCAATCACGCAGTCGTCTTGCCATTGGGCAAGAATATCATCTAAATTCATAATGTAGTTACTCTATTTCAAAATATGTAAACCTGAATGTTGCTGGGAATGTATAGAAGTCGACACCAGCATTTTGTGCTTCGAATCGAATGTCTCCAATAGAAGTCGGGATACAATCCCGATACTTGAAGATTCTGTTCTTGTTATTTAGGTTAGTTAAAGCAGTCACCGAAATGTCAGCAGCGGTTGTCTGTTCTTCCTGACCACCATGCCAGTTGTCTCGATTCTTCATCTGTGCTTCGTTGATGTGTATTACCATCCAATTGTAAATTTCCAGATAAGTGTTGAAGTCCTCATCAATGAGAACGTCCATCTGTAACTCGCCATACTGGAATGAATTACCTGGCATTGGCACACCTTGGACTCTCTGGTATGCCACTTCCACTGCTGGATTAGATAAACTGGGGTGCGTGATAGACTGAACAAAGAACTGAAAGTTGGCATAGTTCTGTCGATCAATTGCAACCCTAAACCCAGTGGGTTGGAAAAAATTAAGGTTGTCTGATAGTTGTGTAGTCATGGAGGTGTCACTCTTCCCGAACGATTATTCTATTCTACTTATTTAGGAGCAAATGTCAACACCTATTTGTGACATAAAAAATGCCTCCAATTGGAGGCATTCAGTGGGTTTAGCAGTGATTCGATCAAGAATTGAACGGTTCGCCGTTGTTACAAACGTCTTCCCATTGTCCTTCTTCGAACGTAGCAGCACCTGTTGGTTCATACCAGTCACAGATATTGTACACATTGTCGTCATTCGTGTCGCAATTGCGATACCAAATCTGGTCGTCCCATGTGTAACCATTAGCGTGGAGGTCATGCGCTTCGCACCACTCCCGCGATCCAGGTTGTGCCCCTGAATTGTTCACTACTGGTTCGGGTTTGTCGACCTTCTTTGATGGCCACATCTTTTTGAACTGAATGGTCTTCGGGTAGGGTTGATACAAGTAGAGGTTCTCTTGTTGC